CGAATGAACAGGGGTTTACCCGCGATGTTTTCCGTGGCGAAGGAAGGCCTATTGAGGGATCTTCTTTCGTGGAACGCCATCCCGGAAGATACGACCCCGGTTTCCTTGGTGGTGATGCGATCTATGCGACGAACCGGCCTCACTTGGCGAACGATTACGCCATGCTGAAGGCGGCGCGAGAGTTCGATAACGGCGCTCCAAATGTGATGCCGCTCAAGCTGAAGATGGAAAACCCGCATGTAATAAGTGCAGACGACAAGCGGCGTATTGCAGCGATGGATCGCTGGGACCGTGATGCGTGGTTGCGGGATGAGGTCTATGGCAAGGGCCATGACGGCGTAATTGTCAAATACGGAGACGGCAATCCGGCGCGGCGATCCAGTGGCTATGAAGAATATGTCGCGCCGGCTGCGAGTTATCGCTCGCGTTTTGCGGCGTTTGATCCAAAGAAGATTAAAAGCAGCGATTTACTAGCGAGCATTGCGCTGCTTGCACCAATAGGCATGGGGGCACTCGTAGCGCAGGACCGTTATGAGGATGGGCGATGACACTTGAACGATCTGCGGTTCTTGTTTTGCTCGGAGGCTGTCGCCCAGCGACAGTTATCTGGCGCGTAGCCCCGCTCATTGTCGATGCGATCAAGCGACATGCTGACAGGTTTTTCGCCCATGTCAGCGAGAAAATTCTCGAAGCTGTCATACCAGCGTTTACACACCGTGATCCCGCGTCCGCCGTAGTGCTTAAAACTTTTGGTGTTGGGGTTGTAGCAGCGGGTTTTCATACCGGACCACGCTCGAAATGTTGCAGTCCAGCCGCCCGAGGTGTGGCCGTGCGTAGTGCTGGTTTCGCGAACGCGGTCACGCATGAAGCATCCGCAAGACTGTGTGTTGCCGCTGCCGAGGTCGCTGCTGGTGGCAGTCATTTCGTTGCCGCAAGTGCAGCGGCACTTCCAATGCACGATACTGATGCGCGGGGAGCGTCGATAACGATGCGACAAACCAAGAACGGTCAGGCGGCCAAACTGCTGACCTGTGATATCAATGAGTTTGGGCATCGCGCCGCTCCAACGGTTCGAGGGTCAAGTGACGGCCAGACCCGGCAAGGTCTGGCCGTCGCGCTTTATCGTAACCTCAGCAAAGGAGAAATACTATGGCCCAGAGCCCCTTGACCGTCACGCCGCCGAACCCGACGCCGCCGACCAACTATAGCTTCACGGGAACGACCGGCCCCAATCCGCCGAATTATTCCAAAACCACTTATGCGGATTACACCGACAACACCAAGTTCGACACACCGGCCAACAATCCGTTTTACGACGACGGCACCGCCGGCTCGCTGGTGGCGTTCGCCGCCAACCTGGCGGCGCTGACGCAGGGTGTAGGCTCGGGTGCGACCGCGGGCGGCACCGAGGGCAGCTATCCCGGCGCGGCCAACGGCGCAGTGCCAGCCGCCACCAGCGTGGCGCACGAGGGTGCAGGCACCGAGGTGGTCTGGACCAATACCTACACCACTGGCACGCCCGGCGATCCCGACGCGCCGATCGGCATCAGTGGCGCGCCGCCGCTGCAGGCGGTGTCGTGCCTCGGTGCCTACACCACCAACCCGAACGGCACCCACGCCTCGTCGGAGAACACGGCTCCGACCGCAGCACCGACCATCACCGGCCTGCTGCCGGTGGCGCCCACCGCGACCGGCGGCTCCACCACGCTGACGGTCAACGGCACCAACTTCCGCAACGGCGCCGTGGTCAACCTGGCCGGTGTGCCGCAGCAGACAGTCTACGTCAGCCCGACCCAGCTGAAGGTGATGAACGCAGCCATGCGAAGCACGGCGGGCACCACGGCGGTGACGGTGCGGGTCGGCACCACGACGACGGCGGCAACCAACTGGACGTTTACCTGATCTGAAACGTTATAGGGGCGCGGCGATCATGCCGCGCCACTCACGGGAGACGGCGATGACCAAGGAAGCCACCAAGGAACTAGACAAGACCGGCGGCAAGGAAGCCAAGCCAGAGCGCCACGAGGGTGCAGGCCACGCTACCGGCGGCGCCGCCAAGGATCGGCAGATGCAAGTGCAGCCCAACCGCGACACCGATCAGGCTGCGCCGGCGTGGCCGGTATTCCCCGAAGACGAGCACAAAGAACCGATCGACCCGCGCACCGGCCTGCGCGGCCGGCCGGAGAGCCCGAGCGACCATTTCGGCCAGCGCACCCGCGACAACGTCAACCCGGCCATCCCCTCGTCGCCTCCGGGCACTGGCGGGATTGTCGATCCGGCCAGCCTCGGCATGGAGCAGGGCGGTGGCGCCGAACCCCGCTACTATACCGACGAGGTGCCGGTGCGCTCGATCAATGAGCCGGGATCGCCGGCGGAACAGTCGTCGCAGGCCCCCTCCACGCAAGAGGGAGCGGCGCCGCAGTGGCCCTATGTCGGTGTCGACCCGGCACACCCGCTCAACGTGCCGCAGAGCATCAACGAGCCTCCGGGCTCCGATATCTACGCGAACATTGACGAGGGTGAAGGCGGCGAGGGCGAGGATGGCCCGGATATTACAAGCCTTGACCCCGACGAGGCGGACGCCGGTGACGCCACCGACATCGTGATGCATGTCTATGGCTCCGGCTTCACGCCGGAAAGCAAGATCTTCTTTAACGGCCTTGAAGAGCCGACGGTGTTCGTCGACGAAACCGAGGTCACCACGGGCGTCAAACCCAGCCTGTTCGTGGTGCCGGCAGTGTGTCCGGTGACGGTCAGGAACGGCGACCTCGAAAGTGACGCGCTGGAGTTTGAGTTCCTGGACCCGGAAGATCCGCCGGCGGCGCGCGAGACCAAGCAGACCACGCGGCGCTCTAAGCCGAAGCCGAAGGCGGCCAAGAAGGCCAAGAAAGCCAAGAAGGGCAAACGCTAAAAACGAAGGAGGGGCCGGTTTTCCGACCCCTCCACCTTACCGTGCCACGTCATACCCGGCCGTGCCATACCGGACTACGCCGGGCCTTACCCCGTCGAGCCGAGCCAGACCGTGCCAAGTCAAGAGTATAGCATATGAGCAAGCATGAGATAGAGCTGATTGAAGTCTCACCCGGTCGTTGGCGGGTAAAAAGACCTCTGCTTGAACCGGCGCGATCAGACTTGCCGCGACCTCATGTGATCTCTGATTGTATGCCTGCAACAGAACAAGTCGACGGCAAGTTTTACACCAGCAAGCGCCAATACCGGGCGGTGGGGCGTGCCAACGGCCTGATCGAGGTCGGCAACGAGAAGATCCCGCCGAAGCAGCGGGCGTCGGCCGATCGGTCGGTGAAAGAGGCCAGGCGAAAGGCCATCCACGCATCCATCCAGAAATACAAGGCAGGAGTGCGGACCCGCAGTCCGCAACCGTAACGAAGGAAGAGCATCATGTCAGACACCTCGGCACCCGCCGCGCCATCAAGCGCGCCGGCACCATCGCCCGCACCTGCTAACGAGGTCGTGATCGACCAGAGCCCGGTCAGTCGGCCTAATCCGCTCGGCCCCCAGACCCCGCAGGCGCCGACGCCGGACCTGGAGGGTGGCAAGGGTCGCCCGGAAAGCCGTAGGGAGGCCATACAGCGGGCGTTCGACCGGGCCAATAGTCCGCCGCCCAAAACGACAAAACCCGCTGAGAAGCCCGCGCTGAAGGCTGCAGAGGCCAAGGCGGGCCACAATCAGCCCCCGGAGGATACGCCGCCGGAAGATCAGAAGCGGCCAGGCGACCGCCCCCGCGGTGAGCGGGGCCAGTTCTTGCCACGGGAACGACAAGACGCGACAAACGACACGCCAAATGTCGCGACAAATCAGGCTGGAAATGTCGCGCAGGGAGAACAAAAGCGCCTACTGCCCGAGGGGGCGCCCTACCGCGACCCGCCGCCCCGGATCTCCGAGCGCGCCAAGAAGGACTGGGACACGGCGCCCGAGAGCGTGCGGGGTGACTACCACCGCCTGCACCAGGAGGCCGAGGGCATCCACCGCCACTACAAGGGCGTGGCCGAGGCCTACATGCCGATCGCCCAATACGACCAGATGGCGCGCCAGCACGGCACCACGCTGGACAAGGCGCTCGCCAGCTACACCGGCATTGAGCAGAAGCTGCGTTCCGACCCGGTCGCCGGCCTGGACACCATCGTCCACAACCTCGGCCTCACCGATCCCCAGACCGGCAAGCGCATCGACCTGCGCGATATCGCCTATCACGTCCTCAGCCAGAGCCCCGAGCAGTTGAAGCAGATCCAGCAGGGCAATGTCCAGACCGCCACCCAGCACCAGATGGGGGCGCTGTATCAGGAGATTTCGGGGTTGAAACAGGCCCTGCATCAGATGCATACTGAGAAGCAATTCGTCCAGACGCGGTCGGCAGTCGATCAGTTCGCCGAAAGCCATCCGCGATTTGACGAGCTTGGAGACCTTATCGAGACCGAATTAAAGCTCGGCTTCGATATGGAGACAGCCTACCGCCGGGCCGAGTTACTTCGCCCCGGCAACACAGTGGCTCAGACCCACACCACACCGGCTCAGACCCGACCCGTAGACCGATCTATCTCTGGCTCCCCCGACGTGGCTCCCTCAAACGGAGCGTCGAAGCGAAAACCAGAGAAACCGATCGAACGTCGAGCGGCCATCCAGAACGCGATCCGTCGCGTCAACGGTGGCTAACATCTGAACCTCATGTGGAGTGGCAATAATGCCCAACGTAACATCCAATGCTGCATATACGCAGATCTTGTCCATGGCGCTGGAAGATCGCTCTTCCGGCTACGAAGACATGGTGAGCAACAATAACGCTCTGCTCTCCATCCTGAAGCGCAAAGGCCTGTGGCAGACCTACTCTGGTCCGACCATTCGCCAGACCCTGCAGATCGGCAAGCAAGTCGCGCAGTGGTATTCCGGATACGATCAGCTTCTGAACCCAGCGATCGATTTATTTAACGACGCTGTGTACACCCCGAAGCAGGTTGTTATTCCCGTCATCTTGTCGATGCAGGAAATTTTGAACAATGAGGGTGAAGCGCAGCTGATGGACGTGTACGACAGCTACATCTCAGCTGCCGAACGTGCCCTCGAAGATGCGATGGACGCCGCCCTTTACGGCGACGGCACCGCCAACGGTGGCAAGCAGCTCACCGGCCTCGCCACTGCAATTCCAATCACGACCAACACCGGCATCTACGGCGGCATCGATCGCGCCAACGTAGCGATGTGGCAGACCAAGACCTACGACATCCACACCATCGCGGCACCGCTTGGCCCGCAGGCAACATCGACCTCGATCAGGCCGCTGTTGAACTACGTCATGACCAAGCACAGTCGCGGCCGTGACTACGCTGACCTTCTGATCATGTCGCCCGAACACTACGCGGCGTATGACGCGGCAACGCTGGCGATCCAGCGCCAGACTAGCGACACCTCGCTCGGCAAGCTCGGCTTTACCTCGCTGGAATACATCGGCGGAGGCAAGCGTGCCGAGATCGTGCTCGATGGCGGCTTCGGATCCAACATGCCGCCGAACACCACGTTCGGCATCAACACCGACAGCCTCAGGTTGCGTTACCATCCGAACCGTAATTTCGATAAGCTGTTCGATGGTGATGGCCAGATGCCAATAGATAAGGACGCTATTGCTCAGTTCATCGGGTGGATGGGTGAACTCACGATGACAAATCCAATGTTTAATTGGAGATTATATGATTCTGTGCCTGCTTCATAACCCATTCAAGTGTCTTGACTGGGAGATGTAAGGGTCTACTCTGGTCTGGCTTAACCCCCAGACCAGAGGTTGAAAATGAAGGCCAATAAGATGCCCTCGAAAGAGGTGCTAGACCAAGTGTTTCGCTACATCCCGGAAACGGGAGAACTAATTTGGAGAGTGAGGCCACTGACAATGTTCACGCAGGGCAAAACAGTTGAACGACCACGCTCTGCTGATCACGCATGCAATCAGTGGAATAGCCGATGGGCAGGCAAACCTGCGGCTTCACTGAAGGCTGATGGGTACTGCTACACACACTTCAACTATCAAACGATGTTGGTTCACCGCATCGCTTGTAAAATTATGACTGGCGCAGATCCTATCGAGGTTGACCATATCGACGGCAATCGCAGCAACAACAAGTGGACTAATTTGCGCAGCGGCACTCGTTCAGACAACCAGCGCAACACGGCTTTAAAAAGCACCAACACGTCAGGTCATCACGGCGTGTCCTTTAGCAAACGACAACAAAAGTGGATTGCTTCCATCTGGCTGGGATCATTTGACAGCAAAGAAGAAGCCATCGCTATACGCAGGAAATATGAAAGCTTACTTGGCTTCCACACCAACCATGGACGAGAGACTATCACTGCATCCTGATCGATAATCTCTTGTCAGGGAGCGTCGATTAAGGAGTGCCGGGCTGCTGACGTGTAGGATGCCTTCCGCGAAGGCAGCCCGGTATTTTATTTGAGGCATCAACAACGGAGACTACCTGATGGCACGACTAGATCCCGACGAGGTACTCGTCGCATTGTTCAAGAACCACGCCGTACCGAACGAGGCCAGGACGCTGCAAGAGGGCCGGCCGATTTTCGATGATATCGAGGTGGTGGAGATCCGCTCGCCAGGCTCGCGCGACGTCAAGGTATTTCCCGCGACGGCGATGTCGCACTGGCAGAGCAATCCCTACAACGGCGAGCAGGTAAAGGTCACCTACGCCGAGCGGTTCGCGCACCAGTATCGCCAGTTCAAGGCGCTGGCGGCACAGACCAAGAGCGGCACGCCGCTGACGCACGCGCCGTTCATGAGCGAGGGCAAGCGCGCCGAGATGCGAGCGCAGAACATCTACACTGTTGAGGCGCTGGCCGCGATCGACGGTGCCGAACTGAAGAACCTCGGCGCCGGCGGCCGCGAGTTGAAGAACGCGGCAATGGAGTACATGGCCGAGGCAAAGGCCAATACTGCGCCGAGCCTGCAACTGCAGAACGAACTGGAAGTGCTGCGCGCCCGCAACGCCATCCTGGAGGAGGATCTCGCCGCAAAGAAAGCGCGCGAGGCGCAGGAACTCAGCGAGTTTGAGGGCATGGATCTGCCCGAGTTGCGCGAGTACATCGCCACCAACACAGGACAGGCGCCGCACGGCGCACTGAACCGCAAGACGCTGGTTCGCATGGCGTCGGAATGCAAGCCAGACAAGGCGGCGTGAAATGGCCCTGTTGCAGGTGATCCGGGATGTGTGTGCGGTGGTCGGTGTTGCGATCCCGCAGAACGTATTTCCCAGCCTCGTTGGCAACAGGACCATGCAGGAAATGGTGGCGTTGGCCAACGAGATGGCGCAGCGCATCGCCTACGACACCCGCGACTGGACCGCGCTGAAGAAGACCCACATCATCTACGGCGACAGTGTGTGGGTGCCTCCGACCAATGTCCCGCCGGTCGACGGCTATTTCATTCCGGGCACTACGGCATGGGATCTGCCACCTGACTTCAAGCGGCTGTTGCTCAAATCAAATGTGTGGCGAACGTCCTCGGTGCAGCAGCCGATGGTGTTCATCCCCGACGCCGAGCAGTGGCTGCACCGGCGCGCCCGCAACGAGGCCGGCAGCGCCTGGGGCGAGTGGACGATCATCGCGGGGCAGATGCATATTTATCCCGCGCTGCGTGGGATTACGCCCGAGGTTATCGTGATCGACCCGCCGTACACGGTGCCGGCGATCCCGCCCGACAGCGCGTATTTCGTCTACCTCGATAAGAACTGCATCAACCTGGTGGCGCCGAACGGCGACGCGCTGGGGCCGGGTGACACCTTCCAGGGCGACCTCGACACCTTCCGGCTGTCAGAGCGGCTGCTCAAGCTCGGCATGATCTGGCAGTGGAAGGCCCAGAAAGGCTCCGCCTACGCCGAGGATATGGGCACCTATGGCGATGCCCTGACCAACGAGATGGGCCATGACAGCCCCGCTCCGATCATCGTCGGCGACTACAGGGAGAGGGCGTATGCCCGTTTCTACTAGTAAGGTCGGGGTTCCCAACGCTGCAGCATACAACATAGCCCTGCAAGGTCCGCCGGGGCCGCAGGGACCGCAGGGCCCGGAAGGCCCGCAGGGTTTGCAGGGACTGCAGGGACCGGAGGGTGATCCAAGCACCGTGCCCGGGCCGGAAGGCATCCAGGGTGAAAAGGGCGACAAGGGCGACAAGGGCGACACGGGTGATCAAGGTCCGCCCGGCGCCACTGGCGTCGGCGCCGGCAACGTCAACGGCCCCGCGACAGCCATTATTGATGACATCGCCGTCTACAGCAACACCAGCGGCACCGCCATCAAGGACAGCACGAAGAAGATATCCGATTTGCAGCCTATTGACGCCACACTGACGGCGCTGGCGGGGCTGAACGCCACGGCGGGCCTTGTCGAGCAAACTGGCGTCGATGTATTCACCAAGCGCGCTATTGGTGTGGCGGCTGCAACTGACGTACTGACGCGCGCGGGCGGCGATGGGCGTTATGCCTTAAGCTCGCACACCCATACCGCAGCCAACATTACCGACTTCAATGCCGCCGTAGCGGCAGCTAATCCTGTCGATAGCGCCGCCGCCACGACGTTCGCGGCAGGCGGCAACATCGCCGCCACCAACGTACAGGCTGCCATTACAGAACTGGACAGCGAGAAAGTTTCCAAGGCTGGAGACACCATGACGGGCGGGCTGGTCCTCAACGCTGGCGTCACCGCCTATGTCTCGGGCGCTGTCGGTCAGGCGGGGAGCAGTGTAGTCCAGCTTCAATCCGCAGCGGGCAACGACACCATCATGTCGTTTCATCGCGCGGGCAGCTTCGCCTGCAACTTCGGTCTGGGGGCGGGCAACAATTTCTACATGGGCGGCTGGTCGTTCGGAACCGGCACCGCCTACCAGTTCTGGACGCAGCGCGACTTCAACTACACCCCGTTCCCCATCAGCGGGGGCACGATGACCGGGGCACTGACGGTCAACGGCAATATTAGCAGTAGTGGCAACTACATCTATGCCGGTGCAGTGGAAGCCAGCGCCCACATGGCCGTCGGGACCGCCAGCAACAAGTCCGTCTACTTCGGCCCGACCGGCGACGGCCATTACATCCAATACAACGGTGCCAACGACTTCATCATACAGGGTTACGACCCCGGTTCGCTGAACGTGAAAGCCAACGGCACAGTCCAGAACGGCAGAGGCGTCGCATGCCGCTCCGGCTACAGTGGCGGCTATGGTGGCAACTGCTTCAACATGCACTGGGCCAGCACAGTCATGTATCTGTATGTTGACGACACCTATCTCGGCAACATCGCATTCCAGTCCGACTACCGCATCAAGAAGGACGTCATCGACCTCCCCGGCATGTGGGACACCGTCAAGAAGCTGCGTCCGATCCAATACACGCAGGCGCAATTCTCGCCGCCGTCTCACGTCGAGTTCGTCAAGGATCAGGTTGCGCTCGCCGCCAAGACGAGAGGCGGCGAAGAGGCCCCTATCGTTCCCGGACCTCTTTTTGAGGCTGACAACATCGAACGCTGGGGCTTCATCGCGCATGAGCTACAGGCGACACTGACGCCGAGTGCGGCGACCGGCGTCAAAGACAGCCCCGACACCGTCCAGTCGCCGAACCCGTGGACCGTGATCGCGGCCCTGACCAAGGTCGTGCAGGAACTGCAACTGCGTGTCGAGATGCTGGAGGCGACCAGATGAGCCAGCACCAGGCCTTTCGCAGGAACGCCGTACCGGGGCAGATCGCGCAGAAGCTGGAGACGGTCACCATACCGGCGCCGACCCGTGGCCTGATCCAGAGCGAGAACGAGGCCTACATGCAGCCCGGCGGGGCTGTCATTTGTGACAATTGGAAGCCGACGATGAAGGGCGTCAGCCTGCGCGGCGGCTGCACTGAGTGGTGCGTGTTGCCAGAGGCGGCGCCGATCATCTCCGCCTTTGAATATGTCAGTGCCGCCAAGCACGAGATGTTCGTCGCCAATGTTAGCAAGGTCTACAACGTCAGTACCTCCTCGCCGGTGGAGATTGCCAACACCAGGCTTTCCGGCAACTACGCCGCCGCCCGCATGTCGAACGCGGCAGATGATTGGTTGATCGTAGTCAACGACGCCGGCGATAGCCCGATGCGCTACGATGGCACGACGTGGACAACGATGACCGCGGCGGACATCACGGGAGTGCCCGTCGGCACCAAGTTTGTCCATGTGTGGAATTATCGAAACCACCTGTTCTTCATCGAGGAAAACTCGATGAACGCCTGGGCGCTCGGCATCAACTCGATTGGCGGCGCCGCCACCATGATCCCGCTGTCGGGTGCTGCAACCAAGGGGGGCAAGCTGTTATTCGGTGCCACTTGGTCGATCGACGCCGGCGATGGCACCGACGACAAATGCGTCTTCATGACCGACCAGGGCGAGGCCATCATCTTCACCGGCAGCAATCCCGCCGAGCCCAACAACTGGCGCCAGGAGGGCCGCTACACGCTATCGCCGCCGCTCGGGATGAACGCCCACATCGCGATCGGCGGCGACCTGCTGATTGCCACCGTCGACGGCATCCTGCCGATGTCGGGTGCCATCACCAAGAGCCGCGCCGAACTGGAGTTGGCCGCCATCACCCGCACCATCAAGCCGATGTGGCGCCTTGAGGCAATCGACAGGCGCGAGTATCCCTGGACGATGTGCAAGTGGGATGAGTACGGCGGGATTTTCACGACTTTCCCCGGCGGCAGGCCAGGAAACCACCGCTGCCTCGTCACCAACGCCGCGACCGGCGCCCACGCGCGCTTCACCGGCTGGGATGCGATGTGCTTCGTGCGGATGCACGGCAGCATGTTCTTCGGCACCCAGAACGGCCGCGTGATGCAGGCCGACCGCACCGGCTACGATGACGGCGTGCCCTACATCGCGACCTTGGTCGGCGGGTGGGAAGTATTCCAGTCGCCCTCGCAGACAGTGACGTGGCGCCAGGCTCGCGCTACCTTTTCGGCCAGGGCCGGCGAGCCGTTTGTGCCGCAGCTATCAGCCACGACAGACTATGTCGTGACGCTGCCGCAGCCGCCGTTGGTCGGCCCCGACCCCGGCCTGCTCGATCTCTGGGACCAGGGGCTGTGGGGGCCTAACGTCAGCGGCTACGCCCCGCTGTGGCAGTGGGCGCACGATTACATCATCGGCGACAAGGCCTATGACGGCGTATTGAGAAGCAATTGGACTTGCACGGTCGCCCACACCAGCGCGGCCAGCGGCACATTCGAGGCCGATCGCGGCGCCCGCTGGACGCTGGCGGCGGCCCCGACACCCAACCCGCCGCCCTCGCCGGCCGATATCGAGACATATGCGCAGTGGGACACCGGCGTGCCGCCGCCGCCCGTGGTACGCAATACCGGGTGGGTGTCTATCGGCCTGACCGGCTACAGCCACGCGCCGATCGTGCAGGTATCGGTCGGGCAGCAGGCCAAGCCGGAGGTGGATCTTATCTCGATCGCCGCGACCTTCGAGCGCGACGGCATCAACGTCTAGGAGAGCGCGATGTCATTCATGGATGTGATGGGCGGGCCGCTCGGGTCGGTCAATCAGGGTTTCCAGAACAATCTCGCGCAGAATGCCGCCGCAATGGGTCAGCAGCAGCAGTTCTTCAACGGGCTGCAGGATGTGGGCGCACAGAACCAGGCCGTTACCAACAATCTCTATGGTCCCGAGGGTTTTGGTGGCGCTACCGCGAGGAATGCTTATGAAGGCGCTGCGGCTGGTCGAGCCACTGGCGGCTTCGGCGGGCTTGGCGGTAATAACGACCCGTTTACCCCCGTTGAAAACCGAGGCTTCCCCAGCGGCAACGTCCAGCGCGGGCCGGATCTTCCCGACATATCGCAGCCCTGGCAGAACATAGTCAATCAGCCATCGCCTTGGGCCGGCTTGGGCTTCGACCCCGTCAGATACCTGAATGCGCCCGGCAATGAAGACATCAAGGCCTCCGGCGTCGACCCGTGGGGGCACGCCTCGCATTTCGGCTATACCGAGAACCGCAACGGCATTGGCTGGAACCCGTACTCGTACCTGACCGCCAACCCCGACGTGAAAGACGCCGGCGCCGACCCGTGGCAGCACGCCCAGGCCTTCGGCTTCGCCGAGCACCGCCCCGGCTTGGAAGGCCTCAGCCCGCTCAACAGCTATCAGGGCACCGGCTACGACGCCTTCGACCCCAACACCTTCGGCATGGGTTTCCCGTCTCCCGGCACCCTGGGCCAGCAGCCCTTCGCCGAGGGCGGTGTGCAGGATAGTTGGCAGGATCTGTGGAACGAGCGCGGCCCGTATAACCGATCGCCACGGAGCGATAGCGGCGGCGACCCGAGCAGGGGGCTGATAGCGGATTATTACGCGGGCAATATCGATGTGTTCAATGCGGCCAAAAGGTCGGGGCAGGATCCCTACACGTTTGGGATGAACCACATCATGGCCTTCGGTAACGACGAGGGGCGCGGGTACTTCGATCGGGTTAAATACGCCAGGGATAACCCGGACGTGGTTGCGGCCGGCATGGACCCGACAGCGCACTGGTTTCAATTCGGCAGCAAGGAGAAACGCGCGGCTCCGATTAGCAGCGCGTTCAATGGAGAAACCTACAAACTGCTCAACCCCGATGTCGCTGCCTCTGGCATGAACCCGACGGAGCACTGGCTAAAGTTTGGCCAAGGCGAGAACCGGATGGGCGGAGCTTTCGAGAGCGCGCAGTCCTACGATGATTTCGCGGGGACGACGTACCGGGAGCCGTGGATAGCAGCCATCCCAGAGGCGAGGCGAACCGCCGAGAATGTCAACACGGTCAAGGCCCTGTCCGAGCGGTACGGCTGGGATCCGGCGGCGATGGCGGCCATGGTCGGCCTGGAAAGCAACTGGGACCCGAGAAACGCGACTGGCTCCTATCGCGGCATGACGCAGATGGGGCCGAGGACATTCGCGGAGGCAGGCGGCAGACTGGGCGGACTGACGTGGGAGCAGTACCAAAGGGCGACACCAGCACAGCAACTCAATGCCTACGGCGCATGGATCGACCACTACGCCAGATCTCCCTCTAACGAGGCCGCAAGTCTCGTCAAGGGAGGTATTGGAACGCTGCCGGTAGAAGACCAGGCGGCAATTATGCAGGCCACTCAGTTCGCCCCGAGCGGGAGGTACAATGGTGTCAGTTGGGTGCAAGGCCTCGGCGAGGGCAACATGTCGCTGCCGACCACGGCGCCTGGTTCGCAAGGAACTCTGCTGGGGGATACGTCCATCAACACCATACGAGACGTGATGGCCCGGAGGATAGCGGCGTGGCCGCAGAACCAGTCACCGTGGCCGCTGAGGTAAGGTGTAGCAATGAGAGCCTCCGCGCCTGCCGACCACGCCGTGGCCGTAGAAACAAAAGCCTCGCGCCTTCAGCGACTTCTTCAGCCTGTCGGCGGTGGCGCAACCGGCTTTGATTTTCTCGGGCTTAATGCTGTAGACGCAAGCCTCATGAGCATCTTCAAGCGTTTGGATATACCGCCACTGCGCCGGCGTGGGATTGCGGGGCGAGGCCAGGGCCGGGGCGGCCAACAGCAGCGAGGCGACTACAACAGTTTTTGCGATGATGTTCATGCCAACACTATAGTCACCAAATCGGTGACGTGTAAATAGGGAGACACCCTGTTGCATACATATGTTTTCGACCAGACCATCCACGTAGCACCGTTCGTGGCGTCCCTGATCCCCGAGTGTCGCGAGCGCGGCTTCGGCCCCTGCTCCACGATCGGCGTGGTGGACGAGGACGGCTACCTGATGGGTGGCCTGGTATACCGCAACTGGTGCCCGGAGACGGGCACGATCGAGATGTCGGGCGCCGCCGTGCCCGGCAGCAACTGGCTGTCGCGGCGCACCATCCAGATCATGTACGACTACCCGTTCTACCAGATCGGCTGCCAGATGATCATCAAGACCACGATGGCCGACAACGAGATCGTCTTGAGGATCATGGCAGCGGTCGGCTTCACCCTGCACTACGTCAAGCGGCTTGGCGGCCGTGACCGCGACGGCGTGGTTGGCACCTTGACAGTGGAAGACTGGGAACAATCGCGCTACAACGTCAATCGGAAGCGCGCCGAGAAGACTGAACCCCTAACCGAGGCCGCATGATGTCCCCCGCACCCTACCTCGACCCCGCCCAGAGCGGCCAGCGCGACCAGATCACGCAAGCCTTGATGAACATCGCCGCCCCGCCGCCCCAGATGGGGCCGCCAATGGGAGGCCCGCCGCCAATGGGCGCGCCGTCGCCACAAGCAGCACCAATGCCGCCGCAGCAGGGCATGCCGCCGGCTGGTCCGCCTCCCGGCGCCATGCCGCAGCAGGCACCGCCCCCGATGATGGCGGGCGCCCTCGGCGGCCTGCAGCAGCCGCCGCAACAGCCAATGGCTCCGCAATTGCCCCCGCAAGGCCTGCCGCAGAGGATGTAGTCCAGTGTCCAAGCCCGAAGCTCCCCAGCCGCCCAACCCCTACCAGACCGCAGCAGCCCAAACCGGCACCAACGTCTCGACGGGCGTTGCCAATGCGTTTCTGAACAACGTCAACCAGAACACGCCGCAGGGCTCGCTGTCCTACGACGTGACCGGCAGCCACAGCTGGCAGGATCCGTCGACCGGGCAGACCTACAATATTCCGCGTTTTACCTCGACGCAGTCGCTGTCGCCGAACGAGGCGCAGATCAAAAACTTCAGCGACAACACGCGCCTCACCACCGGGAAGGCGGCGTGGGACAGTTCGCAACGGCTCTACAACCTGCTGGGTACGGAGTTCAACCCGATGGCGCAGGGGCCGCAGGCCGGCAGTGCCGCCGGCATCCTGGGGGCTCCGCAGGCTAAGCTATCCTACGACAGCGGCGGTCCGATCCAGCGCGAGTTCGGCGATGCCGGCAAGATCCAGGGCGCCGACGACTTCAGCGCCGATCGACTGCGGGTCGAAGACAGCCTGATGCAGCGAATTAATCCGCAGCTGCAGAGGGAGCGCAGCAACATCGAGCAGCGGCTGGCCGACCAGGGCATCCGCTACGGTAGCCAAGCCTACGCCTCGGCGATGGACGACTACAATCGGCAGGCTACCGACACAAGGTTCGGCGCGATCAATCAGGCCGGCCAGGAGCAGGCCCGCATGGTCGGCATGTCGCAGGCCGCCCAGCAGCAGATGTACGACCAGCTGATGGGTCGTGGCAGTTTCGCCAACGCAGCCCAAGCGCAGCAGAACGCGCAGAACGCGGGGGCGGCGGGATTCTACAACACCGGCGCGCAGCAGCAACTCGGGCAGCAGCAGTCCGGCTTCAACGCGCAGAACGCCGCCCGTAATCAATACATGCAAGAGGCCTATCAGGCGCGCAACCAGCCGATGAACGAGGTCGCGGCGCTGGCGTCGGGCTCGCAGGTGCAGAACCCTAACTGGCTCAATACGCCACAGTCGCAGATCGCCACCACCGACATCGGGGGGTTAATTAATCAGAATTTCGCCCAGCAGCAGCAGAACTACCAGACCTCGATGAACAGCTGGAACGCGACCATGGGCGGCCTGCTCGGGCTCGGTGCCGGTGCGCTGAAGTCCGACGAGCGGTCCAAGGAGAACATCGTGCCGATGGGCTCGGTGTTCGCGGCCACGCCCGAGGGCGAGCGCAAGAAGCTGCCGATATCCGAGTGGTCGTACAAGGGCGACCCGGAGAGGCATGTCGGGCCGATGGCGCAGGACGTGGAGAAGATCGACAAGCGGGCCGTCACCGAGCGCGGCGGCGTCAAGCATATTTACCCTAGGGCAGTCATGGGTAGCATACTGAGGGCCGCATAATGGGCTTCCTTGAGGACATGCAGAAGAGCTTCTTCTTCGCCAACACCGGCGGCGCGGGGCAGAGCGCCAGCGCGCAGGACATGCGCCGCAAGATCGCCCTGGCTATGCTGATGAAGAAAAACGCCCCGCCCAAGACCTTCGGCGAGGGGCTGGCGGCGATTGGCGACGCTTGGGGCGACCGCTCGCTCGCAGCTAGGGTGGAGGCGGAAGCCGAAGCGCAGTCGGCCAAGACCGACGCCGCTATCGGCTCGCAGATCCCGCCTTTATCACCCACAACGACAGGCCCCCGCGCCGAGGCGGGTGATCCCCCGCTGGCTGTGGTGGCATCCGCCGTCGATACGCCTCTGGACGGGAACGCGCCGCCCGCCACCGCACCGCCTGCCGCAGCGCCCGTGGCGACCTCGGCCGCGACACCCCCGCCGGGTGGCATCCACCCCAACGTCGCCAACTGGCACGGTTTCGCTACCCGCCCGGCCGACCAGGGCGGGCTCGGCGTCAATCCGGCGCAGGCGGCCGGCATTGTCGGCAACCTGCAGGCCGAGAGCGGCCCGACAATCAAGCCGTGGGGCGTGGTCGGCGACAAGGGGACGGCATTCGGTGCCGCGCAGTGGCGCAATGATCGCTTCGCCAATTTGCAAAACTTTGCCAAGTCCAACGGCATGGACCCGCGCACCACCGAGGCGCAGCAGGCGTTCATGCGCCATGAGCTGATGGGCCAGGGCGCCCACGGCGGCGGCAGCGAGGCGAGGGCCTTCCAGGCCCTGCGAGCGGCCCAGGATCCCAGTAGCGCGGCGGCGGCTTTTGACCAGAACTACGAACGGTCGAGCGGCGAGCATCGCGCCAGGCGACAGGCCGCCGCCGTTAATCTTGCCCGGGTGATGAACGACCCCAATGCCACGCCGCGCGATCGTGTCGCGGCGGTCGAGGCCGCCAGGACGGCCGACACGCCGCCGACACAGGGCGACATGGCGCAGGAAGCGCGCATCAGCGACGTCATGGGCATGACCCGCGCCCCGCCGTCATACGGCGCCACAGCCTCGCTGGGAGGCCGTACAGGTGACGTACAGAGCGATGCACCTCCGGTCACCGGCGCCCTCCAGGGGCCGCTGGGGCAGGCCGTGGGCGACACCGTGCAGGCGCGGCAGGACACCATGACCCCGCCCCCGCAAGTGCCCCCGGTCGAGCCGGCACCGCCGCCACAGCAGGTCGCGCAGGCGTCTCCGTTCCCGAACCCTGTCGTGGCCGCCGATGGCCGGGTGGCACCCGTTATCCCCGGCGGCGGCCTGCCGCCCCCGATCGCGCCGCAAGTCTCCTCAGCGCCACCCGACCCGCGCAGCGCGATCAGGACTGTGCCTCAAGTTGAGCCGTACAAGCCTGGTAGCGATGCGCAACCGGAACCTCCAGTGGCGCCGGGCGCAGGGCCGATCGAGGCGCAGCTGACGCGCGACATTCTCAACAAGGACGTGGACCCGAGGTTGAAGGCGGCAGCGGCAGCGCGGATCGAGGCCGAGCGGGCGCAGCGTGCCATCCCCTACAACAATGCAATGAAGAAGTACGACGCCGAAATAGCCGACTGGAAGATGAGGCGACAACAGGACCGTTCATACCTGCAGACGCAAGAGGCCACAGTGCTCGCCAACGAGAAGGCGCGCCGCGAACTGGAGGGCGAGGGCGCAGTGCCGTTGACACCGGAACAGCGCAAGCAGTTCGCTATACCGGACACCCAGTCGGCCTACATCACGCGGCGCGGCGAGATCAAATTCGGCCCAGTCGGTACTCACGTCAACGTCAACACCGGAGACAAGGCGCAAGGCAAGGGCGACGAGCGTCTGCAGGAGAAACTGTCCGAGCATTTCATCAAGACCTTCGAGGAAGGCAACACCGCCGGCGACGAGATCAAGCAACTCGCCGAGATGCGGGCGCTGGCGGCCCGCGTCGGCACCGGGGCCGGTGCCGTCATCAAGCAGGCCCTTGGCAATTGGGGCATCAAGACGGAAGGCTTGAGCGAGATCCAGGCCTTGCAGGCCGGCATCAGCCGCCTGATCCCGCAGCAGCGGGTGCCAGGTAGCGGCACCTCGTCCGACTTTGACGGGGAAAATTTCAAGCAGTCCGTTGTCGGCCTGTCCAAGACGCCTGAAGGCAACAACCTGATCTTCGACACCATGGACGGCCTCGCCCAGAACAAGCTGGCGCGAGCCGAAGTGGCGGGTCGTGTCGTATCCGGCGAGCTTACGCGCCAGGAAGGCGTCAAGGAAATGCTCGCCTTGCAGCGCCAGGCCAAGGATCTGTCCGACAAGGTCAAGGAACACCTGAAGGCGACCGGGCAGGACAAGTCAGTCAAGCCGGCGGTGCCGGCAGAGGTGACGGAAAGCGCCGCCGAGAAGTGGGCGAACGACCCGGCTAACGCCAGTAACCCGAAGGCGCGGATCATCCGGGAGGATCTCGAGCGGCGACGGCGAGGGGGGCAGTAAATGGCCGAGTTCGACCCAGACACCTACATCCGCGAGCGGGGCCTGTTGCCGCCGGAAACGGACGGCTTCGATCCCGACGCCTACCTGAAGTCGCGCGGCATCACCCTGCCGGACAGTGCCACGGTGTCCGACGATCCGTTCGAGCGGGCGGCGGCGCGCGTCAAGGGCGGCGTCAAGGGTAAGGCCAAGATCCCGCTCCCTGGACTGTCGGAGGGCGAGAAGCGCGCGGAGGCGTTCGCCTTCGGCGGTGGTAACGCCGCGACGTTAGGCATGATGAACCGAGGGCTGGGCCTGGCGGACTACCTCGCCGGCGGCTCGCCGTCCTATAGCGCCGGCGTCGACAAGGCGGCCGCGCACGAAGAGGAGATCCGCAAGCAATACCCCGGCTACCACCTCGGCGGCAGCCTGTTGGGCGGCGTCGGCACCGGCGTCGGGCTGGCGCGCAGTGGCGTTGGCATTTCTCGCGAGGGTCTGGGGCTGGCCGGGCGCATCGGCGCGGGTGCTGCCGAGGGTGCCGCCTACGGGGCCGCCAGCGGCGCCGGGCAGACCTATAGCGGTAACGCCGAGGACTACGCCAAGAACGCCCTGATCGGGGGCGCCTTCGGTGCCGGTGGCGGTGCGGCCGGCGAGGCGATCGGCGGCGGCATTGGCGCAGGCTATCGAGCGATCAAAGACTACCGCAATCCGGCATTCCCCGAGCCGATCATTCGCGCCGGCCGTGCCGACGTGGAGGGGCTGGAGAACCTGCCGAGGCTCGGGCCAGCCGCCATGCTGCCGGACGCGGGACCATCGATGCAGTCGACCGCGCAGGCCGCCAACCTCGGCATCGGGGAGAACCGCAGCCTGATTACCAAGGCCCTGATGGAGCGCGATGCCGGCACGGTTCCCCGGCTGAAGGCCGACGTCGAGGGGGCGATCGGCCCGGCTCCGCGCGTCAGTGAGGTAGAGGCCGGCATCGACGCCGGCAGGAAACAGATCAACACCGAATACGCCCCGGTCCTGCAGGGGCGTGTTGTCGAGCCGGGCGAGGCGCAGCGCGTACTAGGCCAACTCGAAAAGATAGCGGCCGACAGTCGCATGAACCTGGATGAGGTTACACAGCACCTGGTGCAGCCTGGCACCACTATGCCCGACCTGTCACCGCAGTCATGGCTCCGCGCCCGGCAGCGCGTCGACAGTATGATCGAGGGTGCCAGCAATCCCATGAACCCCGACCGCTACCGCGCCAGTGTGCTGACGCAGGTACGGCAGATGATCGATGACGAGCTTGCCGCCGCCGCGCCTGGCATCAAGGCTGTCGATGCCAAATTCGCCGCCAACCGTGCCGAGCAGGAGGCGCTGCAGACCGGACGTGGCATTCTCGACACCGGCAAGGAGGCCGTTCACCCGGATGATCTGCGCGGGCTGCTACAGACTGGCGCGACCCCGCAGGGGCTGGCACCTCCTGGACCGCCGGCGGCCGACTTCCGGCTACGCCAGGGTGCCCGTGCCGAGATCGACCGGCGCGTCGGCACCAAGGCCAATGACCTGGTCGAGCTTGAGCGGACGATGGGCACGCCCGAGGACTGGAACGCGCAGAAGCTGAACCAGATCTTCGGCCCCGAGGCAGCGCAGGCGGTACGCGACAGCGTCGCCCGCAACCGGCAGTTTCGCGAGACCTACCAGCGCGTGGCGCAGGGGTCCGACACCGCGCAGCGGCAGGCCGCAGAGAAAACCAGCGGCATCGCCACCATGCCGGTGCCAACCCGCAACATCGCGGGCACAGTCGAGCAGGTCGGACGCTGGGGGCTCGGGCAGGCGATCGAGGCGCAGAAACAGGTGCAACGCGAGGCAATGGCGCGCATCCTGGCGGCGCGAGATCCGGCCGAGGTGGAGCGGCTGCGCCGTGAGTTGCTGGCCCACATCAAGGGCACGGCCCCAAGCGTGCTGCGAGCCAACAAGAACGTGCGCGGCGGCATCCAGGGCGGCAGTATGCTGCTCGATCCGCTCTACGAAGATTATACAAGGTGAGGTGAGACATGCCGCGCAATGGATCAGGTGTTTACGGCAAGCCGTTCCCCGACGTGGAAGAGGGCACCACGATCGAGAGCGCGGTCTACAACGGCTTCGTCGGCGACGTCGAGCAGGATCTCAACACGAAGCGCCCGATCACGTCAGGCGGCACCGGCGCCGACAACGCGCGCGATGCGATGCTGGCGCTGGGCGGCGAGATCGCCAAGCAGGGTCCGGTGGATAACTACGCGGCGTTTCCGTTCGTTAGCGGCTCGTTCTTTTCCAACGTCGGCGCGACCGACAGCCCAGAAGGCGCCGGCGCGGCTACTGCCGCATATACGGGCATCTGCTACGCGAAGGACGTCGACAACTTTTTTATTGAGGCGCGCAATCTAACCACCGGCCAGTCGTACGTTCGCGGCAAGATAGCGGGGTCGTGGGGAACTTGGGCGGAATTGGCTAACACTATTGGCAACACTAATGCCCGCTACGTCAAGCTCGCCGGCGACACCATGACGGGGGCTCTGACCCTCGACAACAGCAATATAGATGGTGCCGAACTGTATCTGGCCAGTCAGGGGTTCGGTACGTGGGCTATTGATAATTACTCGGGGATGCTACGATGTCATCAGGGCGGCGTCACGGGCTGGCAAGTGTCGAACGGCGCGGGAACTGTGGCTGTAACTGGCGCCCTCACGGTGGGGGGCAGCCTCAAAGTAAGCGGCAACAACACTCTGATAGTGCCGGCCCCCACCGATGGAACCCAGGTAAACCCGCCCATCGGTTATTTGCGGTTCAGACAATACGGCCTCGGCCTCGCCCTTGATTACACGGGCACTGACGGCGTTACCCGGTCTGTTCCTCTCCCCTTCCAGTTTTAAAATGAAAAAAGCCCTCACCATAGTGGCTTTGCTAACCCTCGTCGGCGGTTGTGCCCGGCAGCGGATCGGTGTTGAGCTGTACGACCCCGACGTCTACCAGAAGGCCGAGGCCGACGCGATCCAGGCCGAGGTGCAGTGCAAGTTACTGGCTAGGACGCCGGTGCAGATCGCGCGCTGCGTCGGCAACCGGCGATAAGCGAAGGGCGCGGCCCCTGACAAGAACCGCGCCCCCGCCCCGCAAAAGGGGCGTCTTGCAAGGAGAACCAGAAACCCTCCCGCCCCTTCTGAAGTCTTTAGGCCAGACGAAGCTGACCCTTACGCCGATTGGCCATGAAGCCAAGGCCCGCAAAACCCAAGATAATTAAGAACCAGCTAGCGGGCTCCGGTACAGCCGCGGTCACAGTGATATTGCCACCATACCCCGAGGTGCCGCCGCCGTCGCCGCTGATCTGCAGGAAGTAATCACCGGCGCCCAGGACCGCTTGACCTGCGAGGATCTGGCAGCCGCCGGGGTTACCGGGACAGCCGACCGCCAGTACCGGGGCGTTGACCGCAACGTCATCGCCGCCGCCCACCTCGCCATCGGCTCCAGCGAAGAATAACTGGCCGGTGAAGCCGGTTATGTAGTCGGTTCCAGCAGTGCCTCCAGTGAAATCATTGGTGGCACTGGCGAAGGCGATGAAGGACGATGCCCCAGTCAGTTCGAAAGTGTATTGATCTTGAAAGACATCGCCACCAACGTCATTGGAAAAATGGCCTTGCTGGGATCGCGGGTTTACCCCAAGGTCGGTAATGACAGCGGCGCTGGCGGGCGCCGATA